CGATGAGCAATTGCATGACTAGATTACTGTAAGGGACTATAAACAAAAATTGCTATTGAGCTCAAAGAGTAATTTAGTGGAATCATCATATTAAAGAGCTCCTTTTTAGAGCAACGATTTAAGGCAAGTTAAACTGAACATTAGTGAGTAAGTTGACAACAGTAAACCAGTTAACGTGCACAACATACAAAATATTGAGAACATTAACCACTGGGGCGACAGAGTGGTAAATGGGACGGCAGGAAAGTAAGGGGATGTCAACTTGTAAAGATACGAATTGCCACAGTGGAATTTTGTTGATGGAAGAGTTAAATTGCCTGAGTACGTTATGTAGGAAATGGCGAACCCAATTCAACAACTGTACTGGGAGAATTAGTTCTGGTTGGATGAAGAATCTTACCCCGCAGTAAAAGGAAGAATGGTTACTAATAGGATACCAGAAGGGTACACGAAAATGACAACAGTAAGCATGGTAAAACATCCAGAAAAATCAAGGGCAGTTTTCACTGAAACTACAACTGGAATATTGAACGCCATGTATACTAGGAACGTGAATCAATAACGCTTACAAAAAAGACCAATGGACCCAACATTAATGGCGAACAATTTTATGGAAACATACTTCGTAGATGGGTACTAACAGATTTTGAATCAATATTAACAGAATCCAGTCCAAGTTAACTGGGAAGAAACAATTAAATGGCTAGAAAACACTAAGAGTGGTTTCATGAAGGCGTAAAAATTAGCCACTTTCATCAAAGATAACATGTTAACTCAAGGTATCAATTAAATAACTATAATGGCTAAAATAGAATCTTTACTTAAGAAAGAAGAAAGCAATAACCAATACGACATATAGGCTAGAACAATTCAGTTCCCAGATTATGTGTGGGCCGCTGTTTTTAGCCCAGTAGCATTGGAAGAGAAAAGAAGGTTCAAGTCATTGCTAAAGAAAAAATTCAACTATACAGATGGGAAAACACCGCAAGAAATCCATTAATACGTGAACTAATACGGCAAAGCTTGGGGTTTTTACGAATCAGATGGCGAAAAATTCGATAGACAATAAAATTCAAACGTGATTGATTGTGAATTTAAATTACGTGAAATGTTAGGAACACCAATGAACTTGCTAACCACGATGAAAAAATGTCAACAGGATTGGACATACAGAGGAAGAGGTTTCAAGGGTACTTTGACAGCACAAAGATTAACAGGAATATGGACAACTTCGCTTGGAAATGTCATGGTCTAAATGATGTGCCAAGAAAAGTTCATAAGAGAGAATGACAAAGACATACTATTTGGTTTGTTTTTAGGAGATGACATAATTTTTGCAATTTTAAATAGCATGGATATAATGAGATATAGTGATCACAGCGCAATAATGATGAACATAAAACAAACACCCATGTAGTAAGAATTTGTGGGCACTTTTTGCAGTGGTATAGTGTACCAAACCAAAACAGAAGGAATATAATATTTGCCAAATTATCAACGTTTGAGAAGAAGATTCGAATTGACAAATGGAGTACATGAACTCAAATATGACAATTTCATGTCCAGAAAACTAAGCTACATGAGCATGGTTGGTGCTATTGAACCACTCAAAGATTTAATAATTAAATACGGCATGCAAAATAACATCGATTTGTATTATGATGTCAATGAAGCATTGAATGCATTAGCAACTCTGGAAAACATTAGTGTGCAAGAATCAGAGGAAGAACTCCAAAGATTGGTACAAATGTTTGAATAGTAACACGTATATGTTAGAGAAGTATACGGATTAGCAGCCGCAGGTTGCCCAAAGAAAAATAAAGCCTAAACCATCTTTAAGAAAGATTGGACAGATCCAGGATTGATGGAAGGCACACAAGAATAAGGTTGACTCAACACTACCGTTAAAGAGTCGACAAGAATTTGTTTTTTCAAAAAAAAACAAATTCATAATAACCAAAAAAAGAAAAAAAATTTTCTTTAGATGGTTAAAGTTAAACCAGC